CAACAAGTCCCTCTTGATTCTGTGCAATAGCTTCTTCAAGCTTCGCATCGAATTCTTCTTCGATTCGTGATACTTCAGCAGCAACACGAGTCATAACTGCAGCTTCATAAATGGTTGTAGCTTTAGTACGGAACTCTTCTGAGAGATCCTCACCATTCATAAGTGCATCGATATCTTCTTTAACACCTTTAAGATTGCTTGCTTCTGGAGCAGCTTCATCTTTGTTAACTACGTTCTTAGTTTTAGAAGTGCCTTTAGTAGCTTCATCTTCGTTGTCAACGTTATTTCTAGCGTTGTCAGGGTTAGCTGGAGCATTGGTTGGCTTAGCAGCTTCTTCAGCTACTACTTCTTCGGGTACTTCTATCTCTTCGATTTCAGCAACTTGTTCAGATAACTGAGCAGCTTTTGACTCGGCGAGTAGGGCAGCAATTTTTTGTTCTAATGACATCTTTAATCTCCTAACAGGATGTTTCTATATTTATTTATTATTTATCTGATTTTGCTCAGAAAATTTTGGAAAGCGATTAATTTCGCTTCGGTTAGATTTCTAGATGAAGTCTTTCTAATAAAAGACTTAACTTCATCAATATGTTTCTCCACAAACTTTCCATTAACAAATACCCATTCACGACTTTCCATAATACCCTTTACAAAGGCATCTGGAGCGGATGGATCAGCGACAATATCAGCTGCCGTAGACAGCATAAAATCATCCTGTACCACTTGAACACCCTCTTTATTCATCTGGAGAGATCCAAGTGCTCTACTAGATACACCGAGATTTGCACCACCATCTAAAAGACCACGTGCAATTTGTCCCATTGGAGTATCAAGAATTTTAGCCTTGCCAATATAATTAGTACCTTCTTTACGGAGATCAACGATCATATGTGAAACACGATCTAAGTTAATAGATGGGTTTTCTGGATGACCAAGTTCACCGTAGGCACGATTTTGGCGTACGCATTGTTCCATGTAACGACCGACTTCTTTATCCATAATATGTTCTGGATACATGCGTTTGTTACGATTAGTAATATCTGATTGAAGAAATACACCTTCGATAAAGTACTGCTTACCCTTACCAATCTTTTCTTCAACGATACAATTTGTATGTTCTACAACTTCTCTAATTAGTTTCATTCTTAGCTCCCAACAACAGTGTTGTCATCATAAGAACCAAACTGGGCAGTTTCAACTTTAGTAGCGTAACCACCAACTTTACGTAGAGTTAAATAGATATGAGCCTCAGCACCTGATATTGTTACAACAATATCTTTAGTATTTTGAACAGTATCACGAAGTCCATTGCCTTCGAAATTAAAAGTTGCGCTATTTTCAGGAGCAAATGCCATGATAGGAATTGCGTTTCTAACAACAGTGATTGCTGAAGTTAATAACCCATTAGTCTGAGCAGTGACGATGTCAACAGTTTGAGTTGCGCCATCTAATGCTTGAGTAGACGCTAAGCAGTCAGTTGCTAAAGCAATAGTAGCAGATCCTGCAGTACCACCGACTTTAACGATGGTCTCTTGGTTTGTATTTTTAATGATGGTCTTTGTGACAGCCATTTCTATTCCTTAATTTTGTTAACTACATAAAAGAAGTTATCTTTTGACTCTCTCATGAGTTCAACTATTTCTGGTTGATTTACCAATATACTATTTAGTTGTTCTTGAGTATCTTCATTTATTGCGACTATTGATGAATCATCTAGCTTATAATGGATTTTTCCTTCCACCATTTCATCTAGTTTATTCAGAGAGCGAATCTTCTGAACAACAGGGTCAACACTAAAAATATTAGAAGAAGCAAGTTCGATATATGATTCTATTAACGTATCTGTAACTTTAATATCATGATGTTCTTTAATTATACTGGCAACTGTATTTTCTGATATATCTTGATAAGTATCTTTTGCTATTTTATCAGCCAGTTGATGTGTATTATAATCGTCTCTAATATATTTTCTTGCTTCTTCGATCGTTTCAAATTCTGTTTCTATGCCATTAATTAAAACTTTATTGTCTGTAGTTTTTTCAATAAGCTGTAGATAAGACCTAACGCTTTCAACGACGTTAGGTTTCTTCAACAAAGATTTTAATTGATAGTAATACATTACTCTTCTTCTGTTTCTACTGTTTCTGTTTCTTCTGCTTCTACTGTTTCAGTTGGTTCTGATTCAGGAGTATTAAACATATTTTTTGCAACATCAGCACGTAAGGTTTCTAACTGTGCAGAAATTTTATCTGCCATAGCTAGGTTAAATGCATTCTGTGTATTTGTAGCATCGCCAGCAGCGATCGCTTGAATTAAATCTCTAGTAGTATCAGTCATTACTTCTTATCTCCTTGTTCTGGGTTTGGTGAATCTTCATCCCCACCCATACCATTATCCATTAAATGTTGTTGCTGGGCAACTTGAGTAACACCAGCGATAGTACCCTGTTGGGCAGCATCGTCCAATGCTTTCTGTTTGTCCAACACCATCTCTTTGTCCATCTCTGAAATCTCTTCATCAGTTTGCATAAGCACATTCTTACGCACCCACTTAGAAGAATAATAACGTCCAATGTATGGATCTAATTGTTGTAATGCAGTAATGCGTTGAATCATCAACTCATTATCTTTTAACTCAGTGAAATGATTATCTTGCTGGAAGTCATATTGAACTGCTTGCTCAATTGCATCCCAGTCTTCAATAGCAAGAATACCCTTTGCAATTAACTGAACCTTTAAGCAACCACTGAACATTGAAGAAAACTTCTTACGCAGTCTTGAAATAAACTTCATAAATTTAATTTCATCACGACTTATTTCAGTGCTACGTCCTAGAGCAAATCCAGAAGAAGATTCTAATCTACTCATTGGCACGTTTAGTGCTTGATATAACTTACGTTGGAAATATTGAATATCTGCAATATCTCCTAAATTCTGTCCACCTGGAAGAGTTGTAATTTCAGTTCCTTTACCACCTTCACGACGTGGCATCCAGAAATCTTCCATCATTGACAAGTGGCGACGATCGTCACGAGTCTCTCCAGTAGTGGCATCATAAACAATCTTGTTACGGAATTTGTTCATGATATCATTTACATACTGCTCAGCTTTTAGTTTCGGTAGGTTACCCACGTCAACATAAAACACACGTCTCTCAGGAGCACGTGAAATACGGTAGATAACTACCGCATCTTCAATCATCTTTAACTGGTTAGTTGGCTTAATTGCTTTATGCAAATAAGACATCATCATACCAGTACCTTGATCTACACTACCTGATGGTGTGTAAACGACTGAATCCAGTGACATCTTTATACCATTTACAGCAGACTCAGTAATACCTTTGTCGTTGTAAATATAATACTCAGCTTTATCAATTGAAATGTCTACACCTTTGTCGGTGCGTTTCTTTTCAACTTCTTTGATCTTACGAATTTTTCGTGGATCAATAATACGTAATTCTTGAATACCTAATTTAGGTTGCTTTGGATCAACAAGAACATTATAATAATTTCTACCATCAATATACCACTGACGGAAGATATCATGTCCTTTACGTTCAAAATCCAATAAGCGAAGAATCTCATCAAATTCAGTGATGATTTTCTTTTTAATTGGCTCAGATAATTTTACTTTATCTAAGTTAATTTTAACTGACTGATCGTCAGACTCTGCAATTATCGATTCATTAACAATGTCTTCAATTGCAGAATCACAATCCATATACAATGCTGTTTCACGATAACGACGGATAAGTTCGTTTTCATTTTTAATAGTCGCATCCATATCCATGACCATGCCATAATAGCTGGTCGCAGATGAAGATACAACTGTAGATCCATCATCAGTAATAGGACTTGTTACAGACGCTATAGCTGGTGATGAATCTTTCCTTTTTATTTCAAATCCAAGAATATTCATAATTAAGTTTTCAAGTTTAAATTAAACTGGTAGAGGGAAGCTACCAATCGGAGTATCAACGCTAACATTAAGATTGATGCCACCACCTTCAGTTGCATTCGAAGTAAAGAAGTTGTATTGAAATTCAATATCAAACTGTTCGATTGCATTTTGTTGGTCATAATCTAAAGCGATTGGACCAATGTTGGTTGGGAAAGCGTCAACAAATTTGTAAGACTTAATAGTAGCTCCACTGCGATCTAATTGGTGGACTTGTAAGTCTACTTGATAGTCACGTGGATTTGTTCTTCCATCGGTAGTACTGTAACTTTGAATACCAGCTTGCCATTGTTCAAAAGCATTACGGATATTAAAAGTCGTATCATTATATATCGAAACTGTCCAAGGTGCGAAATTACGTTCACCTGCAAAGTTTACTGGACGACCTTTAAAAAG